CAACTCGACGGAGTGGCCGACTATGCCTAATCCCATGCCGGGCATAGTGGGGCGCAGTGACGCGCCTACGCCCGCGGCCCAGCCTACGCGCCTAGAGACGAGACGACGTGCCCACGTCGTCTCTATAGGCGCAGTGGGCACAGTGGGCATAGTGGACCTGGCCGCGAGGGAATCGGACCGGACGCCGACTGCGCTCACCATGCCGGGCACAGTGCGCACAGTGAGCCGACGCCAACGAGCCAGAGACGAGCGCCGGGAGCAGGTTCGAGCCGCACGCGCAGCACTCGGCAGCCTGCTGCGAGGTGGAGCGGTGTAACTCTAATGGTATCAACACCTTGGGGGTAGAACGGAAGTTCTCGAACACGAGGCCCGGAAACCGCCTAGCAGTCACGGACACAAATTACGGCTGAGGAGGAATGACGTTGAAGCGAGGACCGAAGACGGGCACGGCGGCTGAGCGGCGGCGGCGTGTTGTCGCGGTGGGGGACCTGGGCGACCCGCCCGCCGAGTTGACGGGACCCGGGCGCGACCTCTGGCTGGACGCCGTCCAACACTGGAAGCAGACGGGACAGTCGCGCCGAGTGTATCGGCACGCGCTCGTGCTGGTGTGCCGGCTGCTCGAGTCCTGCCAGGGTGAGGCGGGAATCAACCGGATGGACGCGGCGCGCCGCTGGCTACACGAGTTGCAGCTGACGCCGAGCACGGCCGACAGCGACACGGGAGTGGCACCGAGTGACGACACGACGCAAACCGGCCGGGCGCGGATCCTCGCGCTCATCGGCCGGCCGCACGCGAGCTGACGACGTCGCGGCGTTCTTCGCGGGCGCGCTCCGGCATACGAAGGGCGTGCATCGCGGGCAACCCTTCCGGCTGACGGCCTGGCAGCGGCGCGACATCATCGCGCCCATCTTCGGCACGGTGCTGCCGGACGGCCGCCGGCAGTATCGGACCGCGTTCATCGAGATTGGTCGGAAGAACGGCAAGAGCCAGCTCGCGGCCGGGATCGCGCTCGTGATGCTGTTTCTCGACGACGAGCCGGGCGCCGAGGTGCTGTGTCTGGCGTCCGACGTGGACCAGGCGCGCGTCGTGTACGGCGAGTGCAAGCGGATGGTGGAGGCGTCGCCCGAGATTCAGGACGCCTTCAAACCGATCGTCTACCGCGACAGCATCGAATACGCGGAGACGGGCTCGGTGCTGCGCGTGCTCTCAGCCGATGAAAAAGGGATCCACGGGCGCAATCCGTCGGCGCTCATCCTCGACGAACTGCACACCTTCCGCACGCCGAAACAGCGCGAGTTCTTCGCGGGCGCGACGACGGCGATGGGGACGCGGCGCAATCCGCTGAGCGTGCTGATCACGACCGCCGGCTGGGATCGCGATTCGCTCTGTTACGAGCTGCACGAGTACGCGGCCGCCGTGCGCGCGGGCATTCGGGACGATCCGTCGTTCCTCAGCGTGTTCTACGGCGCGCCTCCGGAGGCCGACTGGCGCGACCCGGCCGTCTGGCGGCAGGCGAATCCGGCGCTCAGCGGGCCGGACGCGTTTCTCTCGCTCGAGTATCTGCAGACCGAGTGCCGGCAGGCCGAGGCGCTGCCGGCGCGGCAGGCGGTGTTTCGGCAGCTCTATCTCAATCAGTGGACGTCCTCCGACAACCCGGCGATCGATCTGACGCGGTGGGATGCGAACCACGCGCACGCGATCGACGAAGCCACCTACCGCGGCAGCGTCGCCTACGGCGCGCTCGACCTGGCGGCCGTGTCGGATCTCACCGCGCTCGTCTATCTGTTCCCGTGTCCGCACGATCCGCAGGCGCTCGACGTCGTGGCCCGGTTCTTCGTCCCCGAGGCGGCACTCGCGCGCGGACGCGACAATGCGGACCTCTATCAGCCCTGGGCGACGGCCGGCCTGCTCACGGTCACGCCGGGCGACTCGGCCGACTATCACTTCGTGCGCGCGGCCGTGCTGCAGGATGCTCGGGCGTTCGACGTGCGCTCGTTCGCCATCGATCGCTTGTTTCAGGGGCAGCAGCTCGCGAGCGAACTGCTCGAGGAAGGGCTGCCGGTGGTCGCGATGGGCCAGGGCCACATGGCTTTCGCGGTGCCGATGGTCGAGTTCTTTCGCAGGCTGACCGCGAAGCAGATCCACCACGGCGCACACCCGATCCTGCGCTGGATGGCGAGTAACCTCGTCGTCAAAGTCGATCCGGCCGGCAACATGAAACCCGACAAGGCGCGCTCGCGATCGAAGATCGACGGCGTGGTCGCGCTCGTGATGGCGCTCGACGGCGTCACGCGGTTCCAGCCGAAACCGGAACCGAAGTTTCAGATGCTCATCCTCAGCGCGCCGCGGGACGGCTGGCATCCGATCGGGCGGCGCCCATGAGAGGCTCGCGACCACAGCCGGCGCCAGACCGTGACGCGGACCTGTGGGCCGCCATCAACGCCTTACAGGCGCGGGTCGCGGTGCTCGAGGCTCAGGATGGCCGCCGCGACTACCGGGCCGCACTGCTCGTCATTGACCGAGCCGCGCACGGCGCCGCGTTCAACGCCCGCGACCTTCTGAGACGCACACACGTCGATCGCGAGCTCGCCGACGTCCTGCGCGGCCTCGACAGTCCGAAACGAATCGGCCGGTTTCTCCGTCGCCTGGCGAACCGGCTGCTCGCCGGACTCGTGCTGCGACGGGTCGGCCAGGATCACGACGGCGTCATCTGGTCGGTACATGTGGCCCCCGAAATACCGGGACCGTCTGGCGTTCCCTCAGGCGAGCGCGCCTAATGAGCCCTATGGACACGATCACCGCACTTGACCGGGACCGCTTTTCCGCACGAACGGCTGACCTGCTCACACTCGGTCGGGCGGACAGCTACGTCAAGTGGCTGTCCTGCCTGTACCAGAGCAACGATTCGCCGTCCGGCGCGGCGATGCTGTTCAAACTCGCCTGGCCCCGGAGTCTCGATCTCGATCTCATCGAGAAGGGGGCGGCGTGGCAACTGCAATACGGTTCGAGCCAGTTTGCCTCGAAGGCCGCCGTGAATCCGGGCACCACGGTCGAACCGGCGTTCGCGGCGCCCTTGAGCCCCTTGCAGCCCCTCGAGCAGGCGATCGTCGACCTTGCGCGGCCGCAGTCGTTGCTGGGCAAGCTCACCGCGGCGGTGCGGGCGCCGTTCAATGTGAGCATTCCGGTGCAGACGGGCGGCGGGACCTATCGCTGGCGCGGGCAGGGGCACGCGACGCCGGCCGGCCAACTCGCGTTGTCGAGCGCGACCTTGCCGATTCTCGCGGCCGGCGGCATTCACGTCGTGACGGCGGAACTGATGAAAGTGACGTCGCCGGCGTCCGCCGCGTTTTTGCGGAATGAGTTGATCCGGGGCATCACCTACTACCTCGATCAGCAACTCTGCGATCACACCGTGGCCGCGGTCGCCAACGTGTCGCCGGCCTCCATTACCAACGGGGCACCGTCGATCGCGTCGGCGGGCACGTCGGCGGCGAATGCGCTCACAGACATCAAGCTGCTCCTCGCGACGTTCACGGCCGCGAATCCGAATACAGAGACACTGGTGTTGCTGATGTCGCCGGCCGTCGCCGTGGCCGTCGCCGTGGCCGCCACGACCGACACGCTCGGGCCCGATGGCGGGACGCTCTTCGGCGTGCCGGTGCTCACATCCACGGGCGTCGGCTCACGCCTCATCGCGCTCGATCCGACGGCGCTGCTCGTGGCGGATGACGGCGGGCTGGATGTCAGCATCGCGCGCAACGCGACGGTCGAATTGGACACCGCGGGCGCCAGCCCGCAAGGCGCCAGTACCGTGTTGATCAGCCTGTGGACCTCGAACTTAGTCGGGCTCAAAATTACGCGCTTCATCAGCTGGCGGATGGCGCGCAACAACAGCGTGCTCTACACGAATGTCAGTTATGTCTAAGCTCGATCCTGAAGCGCTCTCCGATTTGATCATCGAGACCATCGACTTCGCGCTCGGGCCGCTCAAGGAACGTGTGGCCGCCGTGGAGGGGAAATTCGCGATGCTGGCGGACGCGCGCGATCGGGTGCTGCAAGTCGAGGCGAAGGTTGCTGTCGCCGACGCGAAAGACTCGCGCATCGCCGAGCTCGAGCAGCGTATCTCGGAACTCGAGGCGCTCCTGGCGTCGAAGACGGACACGCGGCCGCCCACGCAGTGGACGCAGTGATGTCCCGGATGTCCCGGACGTTTTCGCGGTCGGGGCCCTGTTCCGAACGTGAGGCGCGCGCGTGGCTGCGCTTCGTGCTCCACCAACTCGTGATCGATCGGCTCCTTGTCGACTGCCCGCCCGAGATGCGCGACGAGGTGCTCATGGCGCAGATCGATCACATTGATCGCGCGATCGAAGGCGCGATCGCGTCAGCGATGGCGGCGGCGGGCGCGTGAACGGAACGGCTGGCGCGGCTGCTCGACCTGCTCGTGGGCGAGCCTCGCTGATGCCCGAGCGGCTCCAGCGGTAGAGGACGAATGGCGACACGTCCGAGCATATGATCACCACGCCCTGGCGACGCTCAGATACGGTCCAGCCAATCAGGTGGCTCCACCGCACGTCGTCGTCACGGATACCTCGCATGACGATCATCGCGTGTCTTCGCAGCTCTGACGGTGCCGCCTTCCTTGTGGCGACGGATAGTGGCGTCACCGACGCGACCGGTTATCCAGCGACCACCGACAAGCTTCAGTCCGTCGCGTCTCCACCGCTGGCGTGGGCCTTCTGCGGAGATGATGGCGTTGGGACGGACTTCAACTCCTGGATGAAGAGCGAGGGCATACGGGCGAGCACCTGGAGCGCGTTGAAAGACGACGCCCGACGCGTGTTGGCGGAGCTGAACGGCGTCAAACGGGAGGCGCTTCAGCGGTCGCGCGCTCAGGAGCACGAGCAAGACACGGCGTCTGTTCTGATTGTCGGGTCCGTGGGCGGCCTGTTTGAGGCACTCGAACTCGACAGCCGTGGCGGACACGTATTTCACGGCCACGATCGCGATCCGTTCTTCGCGCTTGGAAGTGGCGCGCTTCATGCGCGCATCGCGCACGGCATCGCGCGCGAGTTACAGCCTGACCTTGCCGACGAGCAACTCATGCGCTTTGTAATGAGCCGCGCGATTCCGATCGCGCCGCACTGCGGGTTCCCGGCACCGCTCCTGTGGGTACGAGCCACCGAAGTCGAACGCCTGGACGGCATCGAACGGCGCGACGACGTGCCGACGCCCGGCAGACGTCGTCGGGTCCGCCGATGAGCGAAAGATGTATATACTGGGCTCAGTAACACAACGGGCCGACGCCGAGCAGGAACTCGACGCCGACCCTAACCCCGTCACCGAGTGACCCGGTGCGCGCGGCTGCCGCATTTTCGCACGCCACGCCTACCGGCCTCGCATTTCAGGAGGCCAACATCCTATGGGCCAGATACGCAAGCGCGGCAAGTTCTATCAGATTCGCTACTACCGGGGCGGCCAACGGATCGAAGAGTCGACAGGCTTCACGAAATACGACGAGGCGCGGACGCTGCTCAAGGACCGCGAAGGGGACATCTCGAAAGGTGTCCCCATCACGGCGAAGTCGACGCGGCACACGTTCGATGACGCCGTACAGGACGTCATTAACGACTACACGATCAACAAGAAAAAGTCGCTCGAGGACCTGGAGCGGCGGATCACGCTCCACCTCAAGCCGGCTTTTACCGGGCGCACGTTGAGCAGCATCAGGGCAGGCGATCTGCGGGACTTCGCGGCGCGGCGCCTGAAGGCCGGCGCATCGAATGGTGAGATCAACCGGGAACTCGCGATCGTGAAGCGCGCCTTCAACCTGGCCGTGAAGTCCGAGCGGTATTTCGGACGCGTGCCCCACGTACCCATGCTCACCGAGAGCAACATTCGGACGGGGTTTCTCGACGACGCGGCGCTCAAGTCGATTCTCGGGCATCTCAAGCCGGCGCTCAGGCCCGTGGCGACGTTCGCCTACATCACGGGCTGGCGCAAGTCCGAAGTCCTGACCCTGGAATGGCGGCAGGTGGACCGAACGGCCTGGACCGTCAGGCTCGACGCTGGCAGCACCAAGAACGGCCGCGGGCGCTCGATCGACGTCCAAGGCCACGGCGCTCTGCGCGCGCTCCTGGAGGCGCTGTGGGCCGAGCACGAGCTACTCAGCAAGGCGGGCACGATCTGCCCGTTCGTGTTCCATCGGAACGGAAAGCGCATCAAGGATCTCCGCGGGGCCTGGACGAGGGCCTGCACCAAGGCCGGGCATCCGGGGAAGCTGCTCCACGATCTACGGCGCTCGGCGGTGCGGAACCTGGTGCGCTCAGGCGTGCCGGATACCGTGGCGATGAAGATCACCGGGCACAAAACGCGGGCCGTGTTCGACCGCTACGACATCACGAGCGAGGCCGACATTCGCGAGGCGCTCGGGCGGCTGCCGAGTGCGACAGGGACAAATCGCGGGGACAAACGCGGCCAAGCAAGCGGCGCACCGACGACACAATCCGCGTAACTCGTTGATAGAATTGGATCGCCGCATTCGGGCCGGAGTGGTGAAACTGGCAGACGCGCCGGACTCAAAATCCGGTGACCGCAAGGTCATGGGGGTTCGATTCCCCCCTCCGGCACCAACCTGCGCTCACGCTTGCCAACAAGCGCGTGAGCTACGGTTGGCAAGCCACGCGAAGGTTGTCCGCCGTAGCCTTGGCGAAGGCGGA